ACAATTGCGCCCGCAAAAGTTTTGACACCAGGGGCAACTGCACTGACTATTTTAAAGCCTTTAAAAGCAACATATAATTTCGGTAACAGTGTAATCGCTTTTGCCACTTCTTTATCATGATCTTTTAGAAAATCCGCAAATGTAGTCAATGCACCTGTTGCTGTTCCCATGCTTTCAGAGAAATTATCCACACTTTCCTTTTTTCCAAATGCTCCGGTAAGTTCCTGTACTTCGTCAATAATCGCACCAGCTGCCTCTCCAAAGGCTGTCCCTACCTCTTTTGCATCTGTTTTCAGCACGTTCCAGTATGGAGATATAAGTTCGATTGCTTTTGGAATTCCAACGGACAATTTGTCAAATCCCGCCTCCACCTTACCGGTCATCCCATTGATTGCATCAATCACTTTAGGCTTTGCGAAAGTATCATAAAGCTTCATCATTCCGCTTACTGCAGATGCTTCCAAGTTACTCATAGCGCCTTCAAATGTGGTTACGGATGTAGCTGCTTCTTTCGCCATGTCGGTCATACCAATGTTATTGATAGCCTGTCCGAGCATGTCTGCGGTAATTGCACCCTTTTCCATTGCTCCTTTGAAGTCGTTCCCTAATGTTGGATTCAGCTTAATTAACTCTTTCCGTAAGCCTCCAGCAAGCTGCGGACTGGCATTAATGATCTGGTTCCAATCCTGAGCATGTAAAGCTCCTGCTGCCATTGCCTGTGAAATCGCAAGTGCTACCGAGGAATATTCCTTTGCACCTCCGCCAAATACAGCAACTGCATTACCGACCGCTTCCGTCAACTTGTCTGCGTCTTTGATTCCATTTGCCGAAAATGCGCCGAATGTACTCATAACATCCTGCAGGGAGAATACTGTTTTATCCGCATACGTTTTTAATGTACCTGTTGCTCCGGCTATTCTCTGTATTTCCGCTTCGGAATACCCGGAAAATCTCATAGCTGCCTGCAACTTATACATGGAATCCGATGTTTCTATAGTTTCTTTCGACAAATCACTGACTGAATTTGTCACCAGCGACATCGCCTTTCCACCGATTGCAGCCATTGCACCAAATCCAAGACCACCGGTGAGAGTGGTTTTCAGATTATTTGCATATCCCTGGCATGATTTCATAATGGATGAAAAGTTTTTGTCCTGCGCTGATAATATTGCTTTTACACTATACGACTCTGCCATCCTCTCACTCCTCTCTATCCAGCAGTTTGGTTATTCCAGCAAATCTGGATGGTTTCCTTCGATTCTTCATTTTTTTCAATTCTTTATCAAAATCAAAGAATTGCCGGAATCTCTTGTAAACTGGTTTGGTCTTGCCTTTACCGGCTTTCTTTTCTGCCTTTACCG